ACCGTTACCATAACGGCGTTCATAGTACGTGGAACAATGCCCTGAAATCTGGGCGTTCGATAGTGACTGGTCACTTACATCAGTTAAAAACCACCCCCTTTTCAGATTACGATGGTCGTCGTTGGGGGGTAGATGCCGGGACGCTGGCAGAACCTTATGGTGAGCAATTTGTATATACAGAAATGAACCCGGTCAACTGGTGCTCGGGATTCTGTGTGCTTACGTTTGAGAATGGGAAATTATTGCCGCCAGAACTTTGTGAAGTGCTTGACGGCGTGGCTTACTTCCGTGGTCAGAGAGTTTAAACAATGAGTCCTTGGTTGATTATTTTGGTGGGATGTATCTATGCGTACATTGGGTTTGAACAAGGGGCTAAAGGCAATTTCGCTATGGCAATTGTTTTTGCCGGTTACGCCTTTAGCAACGTCGGACTCTATCTAGCAACGAAAGGGTAAAGATGTTACCAATCGCCGCACTACTAAGCATCGGGGAAAAGGTTCTCGACAAGGTTCTGCCTGATCCAGAGGCCAAGGCAAAGGCACAAGCCACGCTTATGGAGATGGCCCAGAAGGGTCAGTTGGCTGAACTTGAGGCCCATGTAAAAGAGATGGACTCAGCCCGTAAGCGGGAGATTGAGATTGCCACCAGTGAATTTGCGCCGACTATAAATAAGATTGTGACGCCCATCTTAGCCTTGGGTACTGTATCGCTGACCTTTATTCTATTCTTGGTCATCATATTTGTTGAGGTAAACAGCCAGTCCAAGGACATTTTGATCTATGTGCTGGGTGCTTTGACTTCTGCCATGACTATGGTGCTTGGCTACTACTTTGGCTCCTCGGCTGGCTCTAAAGAGAAGTCTCAGCAACTTGATGAAATCATGGACAAGAAGAAATGAACGCTAACCTTGAGCGGCTAGGCTTTTGGGTGACGGTTATTGCGACGGTCTCCCTGTCGCTCATTCTTGTGACCATGACTATATCGGTTTGTGTTGGTCTATTTGACAAACAGGTAGATAACAACAAGATTTTTGAAATGTTGGTGCCAGCCTTTCAGACCATCGTGGGTGGCTTTATTGGGTTAATTACCGGCATTAAAATAGGAAGTAACCAAGCAAAATGAACTTGACCGCTAATTTTACCCTTGCCGAGATGGTGAAGTCTGATACTGCACTGCGGCATGATATGGACAACACTCCGGGGGAGACTGAAATTGAAAATCTTAAAAGACTGTGCGAACAGATTCTCCAGCCTGTTAGGGATCATTTTAAGACGGGCGTCAAAGTCAACTCCGGCTACCGCCACCCGGAAGTCAACGCCAAGGTCGGCGGCTCAAAAACCAGCGATCATTGCAAAGGCCAAGCGGCGGACATCGAAATCCCGGGAATCCCGAACGCAAACTTAGCCAAGTGGATTATGGACAACCTTGAGTACACTCAATTAATCCTTGAGTTCTACACCCCGGGAGTGCCCGATAGTGGATGGGTTCATGTGTCTTACGACCCTGATAACCTCAAAAAGCAGAACTTGACCGCAACAAAACAGGGCGGTAAAACGGTATATCTGACGGGACTTGTAGCGTGAGGAAATCATGCCATTCATAGCACTTAAATTTAAACCGGGGGTAAACCGGGATCAAACTAACTACTCTAACGAGGGCGGCTGGTACGAGTGCGACAAGATTCGCTTTCTTTCCGGGTTTCCTCAAAAAATTGGTGGTTGGCTTAAGCAGACCCCCAATACGTTTCTTGGTGTCTGCCGACAACTATTTAACTATGTAACAACTTACGGGGACAACCTGTTAGCCGTTGGAACAAATTTAAAGTTGTATTTAGAGGCTGGTGGTAACTTTTATGACATCACACCTTTACAAGGAACAACTGCCGCCGGAGACGTAACTTTTACTGCAACTAATGGATCTTCTACTGTTACTGTATTAGATACGGGTGCTCCAGCAATTGTGGGTAATTATGTTCAGTTTACCGGTGCTGTTTCTTTGGGCGGTAATGTAACTGCAACGGTACTAAACGTTGATTCGGGATTTGAGATTGCTACGGTAATTAACGCCAATGCTTACACCATAGAAGTTCCAGTAACGGCTAATGCTTCTGATTCAGGTAATGGTGGTGCTGCAACTATTGGTAAGTATCAGATAAATGTTGGTTTGTCTGGAAGTTCATTTGGTTACGGATGGGGAACAGACACTTGGAGTCGATCCGGGTGGGGACTTGGCGGTACAACACCAATTGCTTTACAAGGAACTGATTGGTGGTATGACAACTTTGATAATGATTTGATTGCCAATATTAGAAATGGGGCGGTCTATTATTGGGAGCGTGGGTCTTCGGTTAACCCTGAAGTTGCTCTTCAAACTAATGCAATTCTTCTTTCTACAAAGGCTACCACAGATGGATACGATGCAAATGCAGTACCAGCAAAAGTTATGCAGGTTCTTGTATCCCAAAACGATAAACATCTTGTCGCTTTTGGGAGTGTGCCTTTTGGTTCTACTAATGTGGTTGATTTTGACCCCCTTCTTATTAGGTGGTCTGATCAGGACAATCCGGGTCAATGGACTCCGACGCCCACCAACTCTGCGGGATTTATAAGAGTTTCTAGGGGATCAAGGATTGTTCGTGCTCTTCCAACACGGCAAGAAATATTAGTATGGACTGAATCACATCTTTATTCTTTTCAATTTCTTGGAACTACAGACGTATTTGGATTACAGGAACTAGCAGATAACATATCTATCCTTAGTCCACGTGCTTGTACAACAGTAAATAACGTTACTTACTGGATGGGGCATGATAAGTTTTATGTCTATTCAGGACGTGTTGAGACGTTACCATGTACCTTGAGGCAGTTTGTTTATCAAGATATAAATATTGACCAAGCAAGCACAATTATTTCTGGAACAAACGAGGGTTGGAATGAAGTTTGGTGGATGTATCCAAGTTCCAATTCTTCATATCCAAATCGTTATGTAATCTATAATTATCTTGAACGTATTTGGTATTACGGAAATATTGATCGTACCGCATGGCTAGATAGCCCGTTGCGTGAGTATCCAATGGCAGTTAATACGCCTAGTGGGAGCAATGTTGGGGTTCTCTACGATCAAGAAAACGGCCTAGATGACGATGGTGCTCCTATAACGGCTTACATTCAGTCATCTGATTTTGATATTGCTGATGGTGAGCAGTTTATGCTGACCCGTCGTATGTTACCTGATATTAACTTTGCTAAGTCTACTGCCGCTCAACCAGAAGTAACGCTACAGATTCGCCCTCGTAACTTCCCCGGGTCGGGCTTTCAACCTGTGGGCACGACGGACTCTAAGCCGGTAATTGAAACTGCGGTAGATGTTTACACGGAGCAGGTATTTATTCGTGCCCGTGCTCGTCAGATGGCGTTAAAGATTAGTTCAGAGGACTTAGGTGTTAATTGGCAGTTAGGTGTGCCTAGATTAGACGCTCGTGTGGATGGTAAACGCTAATGGCAATGGAGAGGTTTCAGGCGCCAGCGCTACCTGTGCCGCCTGTTGAATACGACCAGAGATATCACACGGATCTGATTCGTATACTTCGCCTCTACTTTAATCAACTAGATTCCCTCACCCCCAATCAAGCCAACTCCTACCGTGCTGATTATTTTTATGGTGGGGAGTTTATTGGTGATTTAACTGGCGATGTTGCGGCGGATATTGCCACAGTAAAACTTCTTAACACCATTCAAGCCTACATACAGGCTGCAACAATAAATACACTGACTGCCAATTACGCCAAACTGCAATCCATATTAAATAATCGGATTGTTTCTAAAGATGTTATGGCTGATCATTTATATGCAAATGATTTTGAAGGGTTTGGTGACGGGATAATACTGCCCCATATTGCCGCATCCGACTCAACGGATCAGTATGCTGATGCAGACGATGATCCAACTTTAGTTGAATTTAATACATTAGACTCAGGATTTGGGTGGACACTTAATTCACCCGGTTCTGCAACCGCATCTTATGCTGGTATTTATAAGATTACGTATAGCCTTCAGTTTATTAACACAGATAATGCAATCCATTACGCAACTGTTTGGCTTCAAGTAAATGGCTCTGATGTACCAAATTCATCAACTATATTCACAATACCTGCTAGAAAAAGCGCAACTCCCGGGGAAGAAGGTTTTGTAGTTGGATATTCTGAAGTGACCTTCGAGATGGCGGTTGGAGATGATGTAGAACTATATTGGGCTACTGACCAAGCCTATGTTGTTTCTCCCGCAACTGATGGGGTGTACCTACTTCACGATGCTGCCCAAACAACTCCCTACGCCCGACCCGCTATTCCTTCGGTAATTGGCTCAATTACCTTTGTATCGGCCCTAAATAAGACAAAAGTAGCCCCCCTCCCGGTCTATGGATACGGTCAGGTGGGGACTGTTACAGTTACCATAGGCCCATAGACTTCACTTGACAAATTCAGGATAATACCCCCATGAACGGTTTAAACGCTTATCCAAGATACGCCCAAGGCGGTCAAATTCGCCGCTTCCAAAGAGGGGGGTTGTCCGATACTGCCATTGGTGGGCTATTTGACCCAGTAGCCACAATAGGGCCGATTTCAGTAACACCCGCTAACGTAATTGGTATGGTTGCTCCCCCCGCTGTTGGCGTCCCTCTTGGGCTTCTTGGTGCCTATAACTCTTTTACGGCAAAGCAAGATCCAGCCCCTATAGATGAGGCTCAGGTTGATCCGTACTCTCCTCCTCCCCCCGGAATTGCCATTTCTCCTCCGGCAACGGTTTCTGTTGAGGGTATTTCTCCCGGTGCCACTGCCCCGGGACAGGCACAGTCTGTTTTAGATGCAATGATTGCCGCTTATGCACAAGAACAAACCCAAG